TATATATACAGAGAATACATGTCTCGACAAGAGACCACATCACTCTGGGCCAAGAATTTCGCAATTCTCACAGGAAGTGAACAGTTAGCTATTGGTCCTAAACTAGATGGCAGTGCATGGCAGAACCGTGGAACCAATACAGTTGCTCAAGAGTTCATGGAATATGCTAAGACTGAGACTCTTGAAGGTCATGTAGAGTTTGTTCCGACTGCTGCTGATAATGAGAGACTCTCAGGTAAGTTGCTGATTCACGAATATCTTAGACTTGAGCCACTTCCTCAGCCCACTCAAGTCGAGGAATATGATTCTGAACTCGCCGCTAGGATACTTAGGACTGGCAATATTAAGTTGTATGATGATTATCTGTCTAGGTTTGTTCCTAAGAAGCCAGAGGTTCTGCCTAAGCTACAGATATTCAGCACCTGTCAATATCTAATCAATACAATCCCGATGTGTGTATATGTCGAGGATAAGATTGGAAAGTCTGCTGAAGATGTAAAGAAGTGGGACGCTACAGATACTGAGCTTGGTGATGATTTTTACGACGATTTGCGATACCTCCTTAAAGGTATCGACAAGTGGAGAGAGTCTACTGAAGCAATGGACATTGCACTACGAAAAGAATCTCAAATCTATGACGAACTCCAGCAAACCGGAAATCAGACAGCGTTTCATAGACGCTTGGAACATCTTGACAGGACGAAGAATATACGCGTCGGACGATTATTCAAACAGTTCAGACCAAGGCATCATCAATAATTGTCCTACGTGTGCAGTCCATGAGGAATACGAGACTTACCTTAAAGCACACATCAAGACTTTGGATGAAGCTAACAGGGTTCTTGTGGCTAAGCTCACTGATAATCCTGTGGAATCTGGACCGTCTACAGAAGTTATGCAGCCAATTACGGCGCGTCGTAACTTCAAAGATATCCGGCGTGAGTTAGAGTTGAAGCATAAAGTTCAAGTTAAAGAACATGGCCCCATTCAAAATCAAGAAGCCGTGGTCTGAAACTGAGACTGAACCTCAGCTTAAAGTTCCTGCTGAGGAACAAGATAGTTTCATGACTAGCTTGATGAAGAAATTAGTAAGGGGTAATTCATCTCTTAGTCCAGAAGTTCGTAGGAAGCAAGTAGCTCAGTATCTTGGTGATGACACAAATGCTTTACCTGATGCACCATATAGACCAACATCATTAACTAAGTTTCAGGACCAACCATTTAAGAGTCAGTATAAATATCTTCCTCGGATTATACAAATGCCGAAGGAAGTGGTTGGTAAGAATATAAATGAACTCAAACTACCTATGTCATTGGAGCATAATCCTAGTGTAGCTTTAGGTGGGAATTACGGTGGTATAGGTTCTAGCAATTTATCTAATTATATGGGATTAGGTAGTGCTAGAACTTCGATAGGAAAAGATGAGCAAGGCAAGCCTTATCTATCTATGTTTGATAGCTGGGACTTTGCTAATCCTCATGACCCTATGGAGTCTATCCTGAGAACATTAGGTAAGCCGTTTAATATATATGATAGGATTCCTATAACACCAGGCCCAGGCAATACTATACCAGAACAAGTAGACCCATTCTCTAAGGGTGATATAGATTTACCGGCAGAACGTCCTATAAGAAGAAGATAAAATGGCTGATACGATACCCGGACTTGATACTCCAGACCCGATGATGGACCCATCTATGATGGGAGAGCCACCGGCTGAGGATACTCTGGATTCTGGGCCGGAGACTCCGCTTGAGGATTCTATTGAGGAACCTCCACTGGAGCCGGTTGAAGAAACTAATACAGAAGATATTGAAGAAGCTCTGAATGCTCTCGTAGAACATTACGATAGTCGTGAGGAATCTGTCCGTATTACTAGGGCTAGGATTCTCAAGCTATTGGATTACTACTGGCAGGGCATACAGAATGTGTTCTGGAATGAGGCCGGGACTGACTATACCCCTATCACTGAGTCAGACCTGAATGATAACGAGGAACTGCCAAAAATAATAAATATCTACAAAGCGTATGGTGAGTCAATCATAGCAGCTCTGTCTAATGCTACACCCAAGGTCAGATACTTTCCTCAGGATGCAGATAAGCATGATGACATCCTGACGGCCAAGACATTCTCATCTCTGTCCAAGATGATAGAGAAGGAGAATGGCTCAGAGATGATGTTGATGAAGGCTATGTTCAACCTGTATAACGGTGGAATAGTAGCAGCCAACATCACTACTGAGGATGATTACTCCAAGCCAAAGATTCAACGTCCTAAGATGGGGACTCAGACAGATATAAGTCTTGAGCCTATCTGTCCAGAGTGTGGCTCTCCTATGCCGATGCCACCTCCATCAGAAGACCCTAATCAACCAGAAATGCCACCACAATGTGAGACATGTGGATATTCTGGTGAGCCGATAATGGATGAGAAGGAGACTGTCTCTGAGAAGATTGAAAGTATTGAGGAGATAGTTCGTAAGAAGGTTACTATAAATCTGTGGGGTCCACTTCATTTCTTTGTGCCCTCGCATGTTCGTAAGCAATGTGATACTCCATATCTCGGCCTTGACTATGAGGAAGATGAAGCCAAGGCTAAGATGGAACATGACCATATTGCTGATAAGATAGTTGGAACGAATGCATCCAATTCATATCTGCGCTGGACTCGTCTGACCTCGCTTCATATCGACCAATCAAACTCTGCACTCTGCACTATCCGCAAGCGATGGTATCGTCCCTGTGCATTCTATTCCCTTAATGAAGACCAAAGAGATTTACTGCTTGGTCTGTATCCCAAGGGAGTCTATCTGTGCAAGGTTGATGAAGTCCTCGCAGAATACAATGAGGCTGACCTAGATGATGATTGGGTTCTCTCAGAGAATCCACTCTATAATGATATCTATGGACAGCCTCAAGGTCGTGGCCTTCTTGATATACAAGACATGGTTACGATGGTTGTTAACCTTACCAAAGATACTATCGAGCAAGGTATAGGTATCACGTTCGCTAGTCCTACTGTCCTAGACTTTGATAAGTTTTCAAAATCTAGGGCTAGGCCCGGCGATGTATTCCCGACGAAGGCTAGTCTTGGTGAGGATATAGGTAAGGGATTCTATCAGACCAAGACTGCTACACTATCAGACGAAGTGAATATGTTTGATAGGCGTCTTGAACAGTATGGACAGTTTGCTTGCGGTGCATATCCTTCCATATATGGCGGAGTAATACAGGGCGGTGGTGGCACTGCATCAGAATATGAATCATCTAAGAATGCCTCACTTCAGCGACTTCAGATTATGTGGAGAGTCGTTGGTAATTGGTGGGCAAGAATGATGCAGAAGGCTACATATCGTTACATCAAAGAGATGGAAGATGATGTGGCGTTTGTCCAGAAGTCAGGTAATACATTCCTGAACGTCTGGATAAAGATGGCTGAGGCTCAGGGAAGTATAGGTAGAGTCGAGCCAGAATATAATGAACAGTTCCCGATGTCATGGGGACAGAAGAAAGATGTTATCCAGAATCTCTTGACGATGGGTAATGATGCAATCAATGAGATTCTCCAACGTCCTGAGAATGCAGGTCTGATAGCCGATATACTTGGCCTTACAGAATTGTTTGTGCCGGGTCAGGAAGACAGAAATAAACAGCTCTGGGAGATATCACAATTTGTCAAGGGTATTCCAATAGAGCCTGAGATGATGGTGGATGCACATGATGTCCACGTCCTCGTGCTCTTGGAATACATGAATGGTGAATATGGTATAGCTCTTAAGAGCACTCAACCACAGATTTATGATATTATGAATCAGCATCTGATGGCTCATATGCAAATGGGACCACAGGCTGAAATGATGAAACAACAAATGCAGGCTGCTGCTATGCCTCCGGGACAGTCTCCTAATGGGCAGCCTCCAGACCAAGGGCAGCCACCACCAATGGACCAGTCTCAGCAGCCACCACCGCAGGGAGCATAAAATGCCGACAGAACTTTTGCAGTCAGGCACTACTGTTATAACTGATAATGCTATACGTGCGATACCTCCTGTTAAGTATCGTATGTTCATTACTGCTCTCACTGCTACATCAGTTGATATTAGTAATAACTCTGACATGAGCAATGCAAAGAATCTAGTTCCAGCTACAGACCCGGCATTTGGAACTGCTGGACAGGAAGTTGCCGCAGGATTTATTAGAGTCAATGGTGGAAATGCTAATGTAAGACTCGTTAAAGGATAATGGATACTACTATGACACTATCTAACCGTTTCGTAACACTGGCTCCTGAGAATGACAATCCAGCAGCCGGAAGTGTGGATGAATCTTCTAAGTCAGATATGGATATCCTAGATGATATTGACACAGACTCAGAAGAAGGAGATAAAGGAGACGAAGAAACTGAACCTAGAGATGACGCAAGTGATGAGGATGCTGAAACTGACGAGACTGATGAAGACGCTGAAAAAGAACCAGAAGATAAAGCAGAACTTGAAGAAGGTCTGGAAGAAGCAGATAAGACTACTGTAAAGGCTGTCACTAAGAAGTATCCTAATGTCTTCAAAGAGTTCCCGGAACTTAGACAGGGATTATTTCTCAGCCGTCAATACCAGGAAATCTTTGCAACTCCTGATGAAGCAATCGAATCTAAGGAAACTGCGGACACGTATAATTACTTTCAGGATAAACTTCTGCAAGGCAGTTCTAAGGAACTACTTCAGAGCCTGAAAGAAAGTGGTGATGTCAAATCATATCAGAGTTTCGTAGACCAGTTCCTACCAACTCTGTTCAGTGCTGACCAGAACTTATATTATCAGGCCGTGCAGCCTGTCCTTCAGACTGCGCTATATAGTGCATTCAAGGAAGGTGTAGATTCAGATAATAAGAATCTGGCATTAGCTGCACGCTGGATAAGCAAGTGGCTATTCAATAACGATGAGATGAAGCCCCCTACTGTCAGGGCCGAGAATAAGATAGACCCTGAACGTCAGAGATTCCTTGAGGAAAAAGCTCGTTGGGAAACCGAGAGATTCGGCAACGAGTATTCTGGCGTGGCTGGAGAAATCTATACGGAACTAAAGAAGAATATAATGAAAGATATTGACCCAAATAATCAGTTGGGTGAGTATACTAGAAAGAAGTTGATGGATGATGTCGTAGCTGAAGTGGGTAAACTACTCGAATCCGACAAAGCTCACATTCGGACTATGGATTCTCTCTGGGATAATTTCCGGAAATCCGGTATGCCTCGCAGCGGAAAGACCAGGATTAAGGACACGTATCTGGCGCGTGCGCTTAGACTGTTACCGGGTGTAAAGTCTCGACTCAGAGCAGAGGCGCTCGGTCGTAAGACGAAGTCAAGTCTTCCAAATAAAGCTAATGGAACGGGCAATCGTCCAGCCCAAAAGACTGGCTCTAAAGGGACTAAAGGAAAGTTGGACATGAAAGATACTAAGGGCATGTCCGACATGGATATCCTTAATAGGATAATGAAATAAAATGGCACTTGTAGAAGCTCAGGTAGTCGCAAACGAGCTTGAGCGAGTCGAGCCAACTATCCCGACACTCTTTGATAGGGACGATGTATTTTACTCGTCCATAGAAAAGAAGAACGTCGAGACTGTCTCAGCTCGCACAATGCGCGTTCCTCTTGAACTGCGCCCCGGTGGTCGATTTGGTATGTTTGACCCCGATGGTGGAGACTTGGGAGTTGGCGAAGGCCCATCCTTTGACAAAGCTCAGGTTGACACGTTTCATATGCGGTATGCCGTTCAGTGGACTAAGAAAGCTGAATGGGCTACTGATGATGCACGTAAGTCTGTCCTGAATACTTTGAAGCATCTTCTGGCTAAGGCTATGCCAGAGTTCCGCCGCAATGTGGATGCTCTCTGTATGACGGGTGGAAATGGTGTCCTCGGCACAGTCTCTGCGCCAGCCACTACTGCGGGTGGTAAGGATACTCTTACGCTTGCTACTGACGGCTTTGGTGTGAAGCTGCTCCGATATGGTCAGGCTATATCAATCTATGATACTGGCTTGACTACTCGGCGCACCCATACTGGGCTGGCATCGTTCAATGGTTATGCTCCAATAGATTTCTATGACTTGAATAATAAACAGATTCGAGTCGCAGGAACTACTGGTGCAACGACCACTGGTGATAAGGTAGTTGTAGAAGGAACTACGACTGTCCCGCCCACTAGTATTATGGGCGTTCCTTATCATCACAATGATGCTTCCACGGGATTCTGGCTTGGCTTTGATAGGTCTGCCACGCCTGAGATTCGTGCGAATCGTGTTAACGCAAACAATGGTGGACTTGCACTTCCACTTGCGAGACTTGCTGTTAACAAGATTGGCGACCGTGTTGGTATCAGCCAGTCATATAAGCCTGTTGCATGGATGCATCCTTGTCAGGTGCAGGCTTATGAGGAACTCGGTCAGCTTGTTTCAATGATAATGAAGCAGGCTGCTCCTGAGAAACTCAATCTGTATTTTGGTGAAGGAATGCAGTTGGCCGGTGCCGCTGTTAAGCCTTCATATCTCTGGGACAAGACTCGTATCGACTTCGTTATTTCTGAAGTCTGGGGTCGTGCAGAGATGCATCCTGCGAAGTTCTATGATGTAGATGGACGACGGATATTTGAAATCCGCGGTGCCACTGGCGGCGTTGCTACTAGCCAGATATTCTACATCACAGCTTCGTTCAATCTGTTTGTGAACAATCCTGCTGCGTGCTCGTATATTGCGAGCCTCGCAGTTCCGAGCGGCTACTAACCCTTACTGCTATTGGGGATGGGGGGTAGACTTAGTTCTGCCCCTCATTTTTTATGACTCTATCACACTGTAATAAGATTCTACTCGAACGCTACGGAACTCATGTATTCGATAATAAACCTATCTTTCGTGTAGTGTTCTCGAATAATGAGTTGGAATATCGTAAGGGGCTATTTGGCCCTTTGATGGTATTTCCTGAAGTTAGACAAGTTCCTAAGTATCCATATGCTAAGAACTGCTTTGTTCTAGAGAAGTTTGCATATATAGGTCAGCAGCCGGAGCTAGTTAATGTCTCTGGCTATTCATATGAACCTATCTGGGTCTTTCAAGATGCCAAGGGTCAGCCACAAGAATTGCTGTGGGAAGCTGTCGAGGCACTTATATACAAGCTGATGAATCATACGATAGAGAGGAAGAATGATTCTATGGTTCGCGGCGAACATCAGGCTATCATAG